TGAACGCATACGGTTCAGTTACACCAGGCAACACAGACGCGCTGGCTTTTGGTTTGCGCGTAGTTGTAGATCGTTTCTTGCCAGCAGGCAACTTGATTGTTGCTGACGCATCAGGCTTCGAGAACTGGGAAACCCCTAAAGGCGCAATCAGTATTGAGAACCCATCACAACTTTCACGCACGATTGCTTGGCGCGGTTACTTCGCATCAGTAATGATCGATGCAACCAAGTTCGTTAAGCGCGGCTAGTTAGGGCGGCCTAACCGCCATGACAATTTACACAGTAACTTCAAAACAGTTACTAAACGACTACGCGGTATTACAGACATTAGAAAACGCATCGTTTGAAATCGGTCAAACAATAACCGTTGACAATGTTGGCGGCGACTTTGACGGATCATTCGTTGTGTACGCAGTACCGCAGTATTACTACATCGGCACAAACGGCAACGGATTCCCGACATTCAATTCGAACATCCCGATCAATAACCAGGTTATGTATGTCGCGGTCGGTGACGCAGTCGAGCGCACACCAGCGACAGGCACGATTGAATTTGACCCTGTTTGCGAATGGATTGATGATGATGACATCGCCGACTGGCTTGGAATTGAAGTTGCCAGCGCTGGCGATGAAGCATTCCTAGTTATTTGTGCTGAGGCCGCGAATGCGTTTTGCAGTTTGCGAAGATTTGAAAATGGATATTTTGACCAGTTATCGGTTGCCCCAACAGCGGCCGTAAAACTCGGAACAACAATGTATGGTGGCGCGCTGTACCGTCAACGCGGATCGGCAGGTCAAGACTTCGCCACATTTGATGGCATGAGTCAAGGCACAACTAATGGCCTATCTGCGATTGTTAAACAGTTGCTAGGAATCAATCGCGCTGTGGTCGCCTAATGCCAGCGAACTATTCAGATTTATTTAACACAGCGCTAGACGATCTGGCAACATTTTTGGCAGAAGAATTATCTTTGCAAGTTGTGACTGATCCACGAAATATCGTTCCCCCGTGTGCGATGATTTCGGCCTGCTCATTTGAAGCATGGAACAGCCAGGTTGTCGATATGTCATTCCCTGTCAGCATTGTGACGCTCGGGCCAGCGAACCTTGACGCGATGCGTTCACTATTAAACCTGTGTTCTTTGGTGCTTGGCAAAAATGTCGCGGTTACTTCTGGCAGACCGACATCATTGGAAGTCGGCAACGCGACCTATCCTTGCTATGAACTCATGATCAAGTTGACATCCAAATCCACATGATGAGGATGAAAACCTGCTAAACCTGTATTAACGAAAGGCACAACAAATGGCAATCACTTACCAATCCACCCCACAATTCTTCGTCAACAATGTTGATCTAAGCGCATGGGTCACAGCAGGAACATGCAACCAAACCTTCGAGCAGTTAGACAAAACTACCTACGCGATTGACTACCGATCATTTGTGCCAGGTTTGGCTTCAAATTCTGCAACGATCACTTTGTTTCTTGACTATGCAGCAGCCGCCACATACGCGACATTGCAACCATTAGTCGGCACACAAACTGACATCAAATATGTTCCAGCATCAGGCGCATTAGCCGCCACTAATCCTGCATTCGAGATTAATGGATGTCTGCTATCTGCGATGCCTGTCCTAAATATGACGCTTGGCGAATTACAAAGCATCGATCTAGAGTTTGTCGGTGGCGAATTAACAATCGACACAACCCCATAACAAACGGTCACTGACCGAGACAGGACAAAATGAAAATTGGGCTAGAACTAGATTTAAAAAACGGCGAACCTACACGCACGCTTTATACGAATATGTTTGTGATTACCGAATGGGAAGCGTTAGAGAATCGCAAAATTAGTGATGGTCGCGGCATGGGATTTGGTGACATGTGCTGTTGGGCGCATATTATTTTGAAAATATCTGGCGCAATAATGCCAGCAACTTGGAAACAATGGGTCAAAGAAAACCCCGAAATGACAATCGTTTCAGTTACGGATAACACAAACCCAAACCATACGGGCGGGGAACTTACCGAAGACAACTAGCAGAAATGCTGGTTTCAGTAGGGTGGTGGCCGCCGCAGATTACCTTTGACCACAGAGACTTGGTGACAGTCATTAGTGTTATCAATACCAGAAACAAAGGCAAAAAATAGCATGGAAGCATCAGTCAAAATCTTTGGCATTCAACAGACGCTTAAAGAGTTGAACGACTTTGACAAAACTTACCGTAAGCAAGTAACCAAAGACATCAAAAAGGCTGGCGAAGACATCGTGAAAGATGCTCGAGATGCTGTGCAAAAGTTTGAAAACTCGGCTGGCAACGGTGCGCCACTGTCTCGAATGTATAAGTATTCGCTGATCAAAGGCAAATCAATCTTCTGGTCAACCAGCGCGGTGCAAAAAGGATTCCTAACCAAAGTTGGCAAGCGTGGAAGCAAAGCAAAAACGGTGATGTTCAAAGATAAATTTGATGCCGAAAATAATCCGCGCGAATCCCACAGCGTTTCATTCAAAGCCACATCCTATGAACTGATGGCAATGCAACAAAAAGATGCTGCTGGTGCAATCTTTGATCATGCTGGCAAAAACAAAACAACAAAATTCACTGCAACATTAAACAAAGAAGAAGGCCCAGCGCCGCGCGTACTACAAAAAGCGGTCGATAAAAACCGTGAAAATGTTGTGCATGATGTTGAACAGATCGTTGACAAGGTGATGAAAACATTGAACAAAAAATTGGTGGTTGAACATGGCAATTAGCATCCCGATTATTTCGTCACTTGACACATCAGGATTTGACAAAGCACAAAAAGAATTCGCTGCACTTGATGGCGCTGGCGCAAAAACTGGTTTTGCATTAAAAAAAGCGCTAGTTCCAGCAATAGCAGTTGTCGGCGCTTTAGCGGCAGGGCTTGGCTTCGCTGTGCAAGCCGCAGCCGAAGATCAAAAATCACAAGAACTATTGGCACAACAGTTGAGAACTTCGGCTATGGCAACCGATGAAGCAATAGCCAGCAATGAGCAATTCATTAGTTCTATGTCAAAAGCGTTTGCGGTAGCGGATGACGATTTGAGACCTGCGATGGCGAACCTGGTTCGCTCGACTGGATCGGTTGAGGTTGCACAAAGTTTGATGAATACTGCGCTTGATATTGCAGCGGCCACAGGGAAAGATTTAGAAACCGTCACATTGGCGTTAGGCAAGGCTGCAAACGGTCAGACGGCCGCGTTAACAAAACTTGATCCATCGTTAAAAGGTGTCATTGATTCGTCTTCGACCCTTGATGACATCACAGGCGCTTTAGCGGTTTCGTTTGGTGGTGCGGCAAGCGTTGCAGCGAACACATTCGAAGGCCGTATGAAAGGCATGAAAATTTCTTGGATGAATCCAAAGAATCAATCGGTGCTGCATTGTTGCCAGCGTTGCTCGGTTTGTTAAACATTTTGAAACCTGTCGCGGATTGGGCGCAAGAAAACACGCGCGTATTTTTGATAGTAATTGGTGTGATCGGCTCATTGGCGGTAGCAATAATTGCCGCGAATGTTGCCATGAAGTTGTACACGCTTTACACACAACTTGCAACGGCTGCACAATTTCTGTTCAATGCGGCGATGACTGCAAACCCGATAGCGCTAGTCACAATCGCCATAATTGCGCTCACTGCTGCAATGGTTTATCTCGAAATCAAATTCCAGGCAATGTCAAAAGCATTCGACATGTTCGGCAACGCAATCATGGTCGTTACAGGGCCACTTGGTTTGTTAATTGGCATGCTCGGCAAATTGGTCAATTTGAAAGAAGCGTTTGGGAAATTTAACATCGGAAATATAGGGCTTCCACGAATACCAGGTTTTGCCGATGGTGGAATCGTTACAGGCCCGACACTGGCGATGGTTGGCGAGAAAGGCCCAGAAGCAATCATCCCGTTATCACAGATGGGCGCAATGGGTGGCGGTGTAATAGTGAATGTCACTGGCGGTTTGGCTACCAGCGCCGAAATCGGTCAGGCAGTAGTCAACGCCATTCGAGCCTATAACCGATCAGCAGGGCCAGCACAGATTCAGGTCGCGTAATGGCTGGCGTGTCAGTAGTTCAGTCTGGTGATTACGAACTAGAAATTGACACAGGTTTTGTGCAGGATGCGTTCACACTTGATTCAGCAACGATGGGTGTTCTAAACAATACAGAGTTTGTGCTTGATGGCACTACCAATTTTGCGAGTGTGATGGATGGGTGCGGAAATGTGATGATCAAACGCGGCCGCCAAGACATCGGCGACCAATTCAGCGCAGGCACAATGTCATTCGTAATGCTCGACACAACAGGCGTGTTTAATCCGTTCAATGAAGAATCACCATATTGGGATGCGACAACTGAACAGCCAGGTTTAGCACCAATGAGACAAGTTAGGTTCGCGCGCTATGACATAAACAATGTCAAAGAATATCTGTTCAAAGGTTTCATCGTTAATTACGATTACAACTTCGCGTTAGGCGGTTTAGATACCGTGACCGTTTATTGTGCAGATGATTTCTATTTGTTGTCACAAACATACATGGCAGAATTTAATGTCAGCGAACAGTTAACCAGCGCTCGAGTGTCAGCAGTTCTTGATCTGCCAGAAGTTGCATTCCCTATCGGACAGCGTGACATCAGCACAGGCACACAGACGCTTGGCGGATCAGCAGCGTTTACCGTTGACAACGGAACATCGGTGCAAGCATATTTGGCGGCAATCAACCAGGCCGAACAAGGCAGATTGTTTATGTCGCGTGACGGCGATCTGACATTCCAGCCACGACTAGGAAACACGCTTTCAAGTTCGGTTGCAGACTTCCACGATGACGGAACAAACATCCCCTATTCGGGTGTCGGTATTTCGTTCCAGGCCGATCAGGTTTGCAATCGTGCGAGCGTGACCATTGCTGGCAGTAACAATCCGCAAGTTGCCGACGATGCAGGTAGCCAGGCTTTATATTTTATTCAAACGCAGTCAATCACCGACAGCCTTTTGCACAATAACGCCGCTGCGTTAAGTCTTGCAAACTATTTACTTGAGCCAGAACCGACTGCTAGATATACATCGGTTGAAACCGCGTTCGCATCGTTGTCCAATGCCCAGCGCGATCAGGTTGCAGTAATTGACATCGGTCAAACAATCACGATTGAACACACTTT